GTTTAATATTTGCAAAGATACTACAATAACAAGAAAAATCAACAAAGCGACATTTGTATTGCAACAAAGCGAACCATTTAAATGTTTAGCTGAACTATTATATCATGTTATTGATTTTTACAACATTATAAAAAATAAGATACATAAACATATAGAGATGTTAGAAGTGCTTGAAAATGGTGGGCAAATATTGACAAGTAGGCAACGTAAAGATAAATATATTATGCAAGATATGCTCAATTACCATATAAACAATAGATTTATTGTTAGGTTTGATTACGACATTGATACTAAAACCGCAATTCCAATATTGGAATCGATATGAACGAGCAATCCTGTTGAAATTTAATTATGTCTTCGTGTTGCCGGAAAGCTTAATGTATATGAAAGCGAATATATATATAATTTTTAATATTATACACATATAAATCTTGCAATTTTAGTAAGTAATATAACGAAATCAAGAAACTTTTCGAACCAATCTCTTTTATGTACACTAACAATATTCCTGTCATTATCGTAATTGGGTTGACACCATGTGTTTCTTTCTATGCGAGAATTCATGTCAGCGTTGCTTGTTGTTATGTTTTGCTTGCGTTGTTCTGATTTGGTTATTAAACTACTAAACAATAATCCCAATCATTTTTTATAATAGCTGTAAATATATATTCTATTTGCAACCTTGCATATATTGCTGTATAGATAGTTTCTTATTTTCAATTTCTATTTGTAATAGTTTGATTTCTATATCATTATTTTCACAATATTCAACAATTTCTTTTTGTTTTTCAATAGAAGGTATAGGGATTTTAATTCCTTTGATATTTGCTTTTGAAATATGTTTAACTGTATTGCATTCGCCCGTGTATAAATGTGCAAGAGTATCCAAATTATAATATAAATAATAATAAACATATTTTAAATTTGAAATTGATTTGTTTTTATTTTGTAAAATAAAACAATTATCGCTTGCAGAAAACTCATATGCGTAATAAATATTGGGGGCACCACAATCACCAATAATGATACTTTCACCTTCGTAATCAGGTATATCAACATATGTATCAATATTCATAATACCTTTATAAAATGGATATTTACCTTTAATATTACCATACTTTGTGTTTCTTTTACTTCTTGGCAATATATTGCAAATATCTTCAATAGTTTTTGTATTTGACATACAATATTATAATATAATCATATTTATTTTTTAAATACAATTTATATATATATTAAGTATTATAAATGCAAAAAAATAATTTTCCTTTAATATAATTAGAATATAAATAACTAAATGCCTACTACACGATTACAACTTAAAACCCGTAATTCAACAGCTAATAGTGGAAGGTCATCAAGTAAATCACCAAGATCATTATCACCAACAGCTGCTGCACGATTACCAAGATCATTATCACCTACCGCTGCGACCAGAACACCAAGAGCGGCAACAGCAAGATCAGCGACCAGAACACCAATTGCTACATCACCAAGAGCAGCAACAGTAGTAACTGCGACTGCAAGATCACCAAGAGCATTATCACCTACCGCTTTTGCAGCAGCAGTTGCAGCAAAAGATACTAACCTCTTTCATAACTTACCAGAAGATATACAAATCTATATTATGAAATTGGCAAAAGGTAAGAAAAAAAATAGTCGGGGAAAATATGAATTATACAAAAAAATTTACAATAATCGCGAAGTATTTATTGAATGGTTAGAGGAGATTAGAAGAAATGGGGTTGATGAGAAGAAGCGTGTTAGAAATCCTTTGCGTGAGGGGGGTCTTATTTATACGAATAAGAATGGGCTGTATAATACACTATGGCATTTATGCGTAGTAATTTTTCCAACAGCTTTTAAATGGGACACAATTCCAACTCCATCAAAAAGATATTACAGACATCCAAGCAAATTTTACAATGTTCCACAATAGAGACAATATTATGTTGAATTATATATTTTTATTTTTATAAATAATATTAAATTATTTTCTTTACAGATGTTAATGACATGGCTACTAAAGGATGTATTGGGGATGTATGTTTTGAAACATATACAGCAGATATAATTGTTCAAATAATTAGGTTTATTATTATTTTATCACCATTGGTAATAGGCTTGTCTATTGGTGCAATATACGGTAAAAAATGGAGCGAAGATAAATATAAGAATTTAAAGAAATCAGAATATAATCCTCCAAGTTATGTTTTTGGGATTGTTTGGCCTATTTTATATTTATTAATAGGATTTATATATAGTTATGCATTATATGATTCTAAATGTATACCAGATAGTATATCAAATTGTGGAACAAATGTACATTATAAGGAATTGAAATACTGGATAATACCTCTACTTGCGTTAATATTTAATTTTATGTATATACCAATATTTTTTGGTGAAAATGGGTTATTCAATGGTTTAATAATAATAATTTTAAGTTTAGTTTTTGCAATTTTAACGCTGATACAATTTTGTCTACAAAGTAATTATTATAATTATACTATAATAATTGCAATATTAGCATTACTTCCATACATTATATGGTTGTCATTCGCAACCTATTTATCATATGACTTATATATATTAAATACTAAATAATCATGATAAATATGTTCTAATATATTAAAATTAATTTAAAAATTGATTATTCTCCTTTAAAAGTTATAGTAAGGACAAACATAAGAAGACGCGCAAAAGCAAACCAATCGAACAAGCAACAAGCAAACCAATCAAACAAGCAACAAAGTAGTATTTCAAAGATGTCCGCGTATGCCCCTCATTTCAAGGAGATTATCGCAAAGATGCCCGATACCTTTACAATGAAGGAGGTTGAGGAGTTTTGCAAGAAAGCAAAGAAGGATATTAAATCAAAGTTTAACGAAGTTAAGAAAGATAAGAAGGCACAGCCAAAGAAGCGTGCCAATAAAAAGGCGAAGGTAGACGATGATGGCAATGATATTGTAAAGGTTAAAAAGCCTCTCTCAAAATATCTGCAGTTTCTACAAGATAATCGCCAGAAGGTCATTGAAGAAAACCCGGGTTTGAAAAGCAAAGAATATATGACATTGCTTGCAACCTTGTGGAACAAGCACAAGGAGGATAATAAGGACAACTAAATGGAATAAATATACGAAGTAATAATAATAAATGTAAAATATATATATTTTTTATATAATAATTAAAATAATATATATAAATAAGTTCTAATGCGTTTTTTACTTCTACTATTTTTATTTATGATGTCGAATGCTTACACGAACATAAATATATATGGGACAGGTATGTTTTTACCTTATAGCATTGGTATAATAGGGTATATTAAGAACCATTTTCAGCTTACTGATGTAAATATTACAGGAATATCTGGCGGGGCAATATGTTCAATATTATATACACAGGAGGACGAATTATCAAATCATGATAAAATATGGGATTATACTATTGGAGAAGATGTATCTGAATTATCTTTGTATAAGGATTTGCGTATTTTTCAAAAGAACATAGGAAATAATTTAAAATTAAGGTATAATAATAAGGAACCTCGTAATATAGATAAAATATCTGTAATATCTACAAATGTAAATAAGATGAAAAATGAAAAAATATCCAATTTTGATAATATTAATGACCTAATTGATTATAGTTTATGCAGTTCGTATATCCCTTATATATCTGGAGATACATTTGGGAAAACATACAAGGGTACTGAATATATGGATGGTGAAATATTAAGAGATTATAAATATAATAAAAAGCAAATTTGTCCCACGACTATTTCTATACATAGGAAAATGTGGGGACGTAAATTTCCAATTAATAATTACCTATATACAAATAAGCAAATATCAAGTGATTTATTCAATTACGGGTGGGAAGATACAAAAAAAAATAGGAATGAATTATTCAAATGTATTACAAATAAAAAAAGGATTTATTTAGGGAAAATATTATCGCAGAAATAACTGGCTTGCTTTTTCATAAGATTTCTCTATTTTTTTATCATACTTTTTAAGTCTCTCTAAACGGTCTTCTTCATCTTTCCTTTCTTTTATTGCCTTTAATTCTTCATATTTTAATTCTTTTGCAGATAATGTTCTTTTTGCTTTTTTCTCACGATATGCTTCATATTCGTCAACGCTTTTAAACTCCTTTGTATTTCTCATTAATTGCGGGTCAACTAATCTGGTTCCATCGTGTGCCCTCATATAATCTGTATATGCTAATGAATTATTTTTTTCTATACTACTTGAATAATCATCTGGTCGTTTCCCACCTAATTCTGTAAATTGCAAGCTTTTTGCTAATATTAGTGGTTCGGGAATTTGATATTTTATCAATTGTTTATTTACTGGAACATTTTTATTGAATAGTTCATTAAAACTTTCATTATCTATTTTATTTTTTTTAATTAGTTTTTCGATGTTAATATCTTCGCGTTTTTTTGTTGATTCTTCCATTTTAGAACCATACCCGAATTCATTCTCTTCGTCATATATTTTACATTTTTCAAAGTTTTTGTTAAACCTTTCGTTTGTAAACTTATCGTTTGATGCTAATACTTCGCTTGGATGAGGTGATATATCATTTGTAATTTTATGAAAATAATCATTTGATTGTTTTTTAAGGTCAAAATGAAGCTTGTCTTCTTCGCGTTTTTTAAGTTCATCTCCCAGTTTCTTAAAGCAAATAGTGATAATGTTAAATAACTCCTTATTACCTCCTTGTTTATCAGGATGTGTGTTTATTGCTAATTTTCTATATGCTTCTTTTAGTTCATTCCAAGTAAACTGTTTAGAAACATTTAAAACTTCGTAAGGATTAATACTATCTATATCAATATTTTTAAAATCAATATCGTCAATCATACCAGTTTTTTGCGCTGCATTATAATATTGTTGGTAAGTATATTGTCTCGAAGAATTTGCTCCCATGTCATAACTTATATATATTAAAGTTTATTTATATACAAACTTTTACACTTTGTATACTTTCGAAGTTTACGTATTATTTATTGTTTTTTATATATTGTATGCGTTCCATAGGATGAATTATTTTTACGGCGTCGTCCTCGTCTCCTGCGGGGTGGAACTTCACTACTAAAAATATAATCATACAATATATTATATATATTCCTACTCGGAACACTTGGATCAATAGGTACATTGCTTGCATTACTAAAATGTATAAACTGAATATTATTATCTGTATTACTACTAAATCCAGCTTCTTTCATTTTATGAATAAATTCCATAAACTCTTCTTCTTCTAATAACCTTGTTGTCAAAAACTCAATAGTTTTAATTATGAAAGGCACCTCACGCCCATTTCTCCACCTGGTAGTCTTTTTTGTTAATATATTGATACAGTGAATATATTCAATATTATCAGGTTGCAAAGCGCGAACGATTTGATTATATATATTACCAATATATATGCTATGACCATTAAAGTTTAATTCATCTATACTTGTGCATCTAATACTACATTTATACTGAATGGTCATTATATAAATGATATTACCATAATATACTAAATATTGTTTATATATATGAAAAAATCAATATAATATATATAAAAATATACTCATTATTTATTTATAATAAATGGCAATTAACAATATTATTATTGTTGGCTGTAATATTATAGGATTGTATTCTGCATTGCGATGCGTTGATAATGGTTATAGAGTATCCATAGTTGATAAATCACCACAAGATAAATTAAGTATTAATAGAAGAAACAATTATAGGATTTTTAATAAATCGCATCATTTAT